ATGAGATAATCGCACTCAAGCTCCAATGCAACTTTCGCAGCTGCATTACGCATATTGTCAATTGACATACGCCCCGGAGGCATGAAATAAAATTGAACCTCAGGATGCTTCTTCCCGAGGCGATACCAAAATTGACAATGCGACGCGTATGCTAAATGATGCACACTCGTCAGTACGTTAGTTCCAATTAGGATTTTCATAAGAATTAAAAGGGGGAATTGCTTCCCCCGATTTGTTACATCGCTCGAACGAAAGCGCGAAGTGCCGTGGTATCAGCAAGTCGCGTGTCAGCAGTGCCAGCAGAACTAGACGCAAGAGTCGTAGCCGACGCAAGCGTTTGTCCAGCAACACCGTAAGCAAGAATAGCAGTAGAAGCTCCAGCAACGCCGAAACTAAAAGCATTATGCACGGTGTTAATAACTAGTGCATCGCCAATTGCAAGCGCCGGCGTACTCGCCCAAGCATCCGTAGATGCCGCGCGCGTAGCACGAACAAGTCGCAAATTGTTGCAAAAACCAAAAACAATACAATCACCAACGGCCCCCGCTGCGATCGCAACAGGAACTACGCCAGAGAAAAGAGTTTGAGACTTTGCAGCCGCACCAGTAGAAGGCAGAACTACAGCAACTCCATCGTTTGTTCCGTTAAAAACAAAACAAGCGGGGGAGCCAGCAGGAATAGAAGCAGTAGCCTCCGCAGAGATAACACGAATTAGCGCACGCTCTGCAGGAGAAGTAAATCCAGGAATCTGTGTAATTTGCATGAAACTATGCCAGGGTACGAGCAATGTTGCCCATCACGCCTTGCTTCCTCCGGTTATTTACAGTCAAATTGCCCATCCAAATAATGTGGGCGACGCGAGCAGTTTGATTGGCCGGTTTAGTAAACGGAGTAGCAACAAAATTGCTATCAACGTCATAGCGAACCTTCAAGAAGTTAGTGTTCAAGAAGTACGCAGAACCTTTACCAGTCGCAACCGAAGTATCCAAGTTGCCACCAGAAACATTGGGTACACGTTCGTCCCAAACAACCATCGCACCATTGAACATAAAGTTCGGGAACGGATACGCGCCGTTCTCTTTCGCTTCAGTCCGATAATACTGCGTGTACGAAGAACGCCACAATTCCCAAGTCGTCTTATCACAAAGAATAAGATCAGGCTTGCCGCCAGTGCCTTTCGAGCAATCATTAAAGATGCCGTCGCACTTGAGCAAGAAATTGTTAGCAGTAACCGCAGTGCCACCAAAGTCAGAAGTCTGATTCTGCCAATAACTATTGGTGCTTTGATTAATGCCACCGATAGTCAAAGATGAAGTGGGTGCATAAGCAACTTGCAAAGGAAGCGGATCAATAGCACTTGCACCATTGAGAGCATTCGAAGCCGCCGTAGTAAGAGAAGTTCCGCCCGTTGCATAACTGCCCTGGAGCATTGCAGCAACAAACGCTTCTTGAATACCCATTTCAGCCTGCATTACTTTCGTCTTAAACATCGACGAAATCTTTGCACGCCCAATGTTTTGACGCTCTTCTTTGCGCGAAATTGCAATAGGCGCAGCAAGTTCACGCCAATCAAAGAATGCCGCCGTAACACCATCCGTCGGATCAGTGCTAAGCGTGTCATAACCACTGTACCATTCTGCCGTGGTCAACGCAATCATCAAGTTTTCTTGAATCGCGACGCCACCTTCCGCCGACTCATACATCCCCTTCTCTTTCAAACGCAAAAAGATTGCATTTGACTTGGCGATATTGTCGGCCATCTTCGAGCTATAGTTCATGAGCGTTTGCGTTAGCAGCGCGTCATAAATAATAGTATTCGAAGTTCCACTCCCGCTACCATAGCTAGGCATATAAACTCCTTATTATTTTACATTCGCGAACGCCATTTCAATTGCTTCGTCTAGTGACATAGCTTTCGACGGCGTTGTTGCGGATGGTCTTACTGATTTGGACGTTTTAACGTCATGCTTTGCATTTGTCTCAGCACGCTGAGTGCGCTTTGTCGCAGCGCCAGAAGTTGCAAGGGCGTGCATTTCAGAAAGATACGTTTGATAAGAAGTTTTACCCGCGTACGGATAACTCTGCATTTTCTCTGCGATTAAGGATTCATTTTTCTTGAACCCATCGAGGCTAGTATACGCCCAATCTAACGCCTTGTCAACATCTTTTTTGCGGGAATCGTTTTCAGCCTGGTCGAGCTTTGTTTGCAATGGCTTGAGAGCTTCCGACACCTTGAAATCTAGCACTTTTGACAGGGCTTGTACTAGTTTCGGCCCAGAGAGTAGCTCGTAGTCATCGCCCAACTCTTCCTTAAAAACTTCTATCACATCAAATGCAATTTCTTTTTTCTCGGCTACTGACGCGTTCTTTGCTTCGGCTAGTGTAAAACCCGCCTGTCTAACCATTTCGGAAATTGTTGAAACCGAAGTAGCAGGATTGCTAAGTCTTCGATACAACTGCTTCGCGTGTTCAAGTTGCTCGGGAGAAAATTCTTCGGGATTGGCTACTTCTTCCTCTTCCTCTGTAACTTCCTCCTCATTGTCTACGCTCCCTTCGGTCGCTCCGGGTGCATCGCCCGCATCTTCTGCAACTTCTTCGCCGTCAACGCCATCCATTGCGGCGTTAACTGCTTCATCAATACTCATTTCTTTGCTCATTTTTATTAGCTCCTTTCATAAGAATTTCACGCATTTCTGCGCGCTTCATAGATTTAGTTTTAGGTTTGGGTTTTGGTTTAGGCTTCGGCGTTAGTTTCATGCCGCTCCTTGCATATCAGTGGGCAGACCTACTTGGTTCTGAATCATGTTTGCAGTTTGCTCCATGTTTGGAGGCGTTGCAGCCGCCATTGTTCGTTGCGATGCCATTTGATTCATCGCTTCATCGGCTTGCGCTTGTTGACCAAGTTGCGCAACCAAAGCCATTTTCTGCGCTTCAACAATTACACTCTCAGCGCGTAGTCCGACTTTCTCCGCAAGATGCCTAATTAGTTCAGGCGAGAATGCTAATTGCGGATATTGATTTAACGCCGCTAAGAACTCGAAGAAAGCGTTCTTATCGCGCTCGTTCTCAATGGGCGAGATAGTCGAGAGTGAAACTTGCACATCAAAGTCAAAGTCTTCGTCCAAATCGGTTACAGGATCAATCTGTTTGTATACGTTTTGGACTACTTCCATCTCTTGAAAGGTTGCAGGAGCTTGCGTAGAAACACGTACCCAAAATGGCAACGTGAGCTTCTCTGCTTGTAGCTTTGCAATTTCCGTAATAATCTCGTTAATCCAATTTGCTGTTTGCGCATTTACACGGCTCTCGCGAATAGATGTACGTGCGTCAATAATTTTGCTTTGCGTCGCCGTTTGACGATCCGCTTGCAATCTTTGCTCCGCGCTAGTTCCTGAGACTGTGTTAAAGTCCTCGCGCGAGGTTGCCATCGCCTGCATAACTTCGGAACCAACATTAGGCATTGGCACTGGTTGCATTGCTTCGGGAATACTTCCAGTAACTAGCGAACAAGTTCCATCGAACCCATCCATCAGCTTGTCAATTTCTTCTTCGCTTACAAACGAACCTTCTTTGATTAGGAACTTGCGCAAGAAGCGTTTGCGAAACGAGCGAAGTTGCTCTTTGGATTCGTTGTACTCATCTTGCGGCGATTTCCATTGCGAGGCGGGTGGAATTGGATAAAAAGAATCCGGCACACGCGCGCGACGAGAATAGCGAAGAACTTTAATTGGGTTGCGCGCGAAGTCAATTGAGGCTAAAAGAATACGCTCAGCATACGCAATGACGTGACGCTTTTTTGCGCGTAGATCAAAGATATGTAGAATCTTAATACAATCGCCATTGGTCTTCATGCCTACTTCGTCGGTTAATTCATTCTCTAGGCCATGAATAAAGTCGCTGCTAACCGCGTTGGCGTATTGAACGTCTTTTAGTTTTTTCTTAAACGCAGGAATTGCGTACAAGTCGGCTAGGCGTTGATATTCCCAATAGCCGCACCAATCGTTGTTCTCCAGTTTCCAGCGCGAGTTGCCACAAATACGAAAACGCCGCGGGTCAATATTACGCACGTAAATGTTCTCATAGTCAGGCAATTCCGCCTGTTCCATGAGAACTTTATCGTCGCTAGAATCTACTTCCTCATCATTGTCGCTGGCCAGAATTGGTTTAGGCGCCTTAGGATTAACTATCCAACTAGCATCGTAACCAACTTCAATAATACCAAAACGAAATTGAGCATCTATGATGCCCTGCTCGACTACGCCAACAAAATCGTTTTTAGAATCGCCAAGAAACTGATTGCACGCATCCTCGCGAAGTTTAGCTTGCGCGTAGGCTTTGTCTGGACTCCAATCTGTTTTACTAGGCTTAGGTTTTAACGACACGCTAGGATTCATAAACGACATCCCAGGCAGTTTAGTTTCAATGGTTGCGTAAACTAAATTTGCTACATACGGCTCCGCACTTGGTGGAACATTATCCCACTGGATGCCTTCGTAATACTCTGCCATTTGCCGACACTTAAAGCGATCTTCCCACTGTTCGTAGTATTGATTCGCGCCGTCAAAACGCATGGCCCACGCAGTTGCTACGGCTTCAGAAGTAATTTTATCTGACATAATGTTCCTTGAAATACCCAGACTTGTGCAACGCTTTTATTGTCTTACGCGCATAACCCATTGTACCAGGCTCGAACTTCTTTCTAATCTCGCGAAGCCCTTGTGAGTGCGACGCGACATAGTAACGTAGCGGATCGTATGCGTGATCTGGTACGTTTTTATCTCGTTCATCGGAAAAAATTGACTTGCCGTTAATTGTGTCGAGCAACTGGCGTTTCTGCGATCGAATTTGGTGGATTACATTCTCAACACCAAACTCATGCGTATTACCGCGCGCGATGAATAATAGTCTAGGACAGCCTTGCTCGCCCGTGAAAGGATTGCGAAGCGACGAGTCTAATCTTAACCACTCGTTTATTCTATTACGCGTTGCAAACTCATTGTTATCTGCCGGATTCCACGCAATCTTTGGCGCATCAATAGCTGAGTCTGTGTATTCATCCGCAACGCACCAAAACGAGCCGTTCTTTTGCGATCCCTTCTTAAAGATTGCAGGATCGGCTAGATTGTTTAGGTACGTCTCGCCTTCACTTAACGACGCGATTGCTTTGCGGTGATGACTGATTAATTGCCCCGGCGAATAATACTCGCGATAGCATACGTGAACGCCGCCGAATACACCAAACCATAAACAACAAGTTGGTGCGCTATCGCCATGATCCATTGACCTATATAGTGCAGCTTTGGAAAGAAAGTTTTTAGTTTGCTCTGCCGTAACGTGCAAGATTGACTGGCCCGAAACAATATGAATTGAACCTTCGCCTACTCCCCATTTACCCTGAAAAAATCGCGCAACCCATTCAGGATCACGCGATTTCATTTGTTCAACTGTGTCGGGCGTGTACATTGACTCGTCGGTTCCGCGTTCGACGTAATCATGCGTTGCGTGATACTTTGCTTTCCACTCCGGCGATTCGTAATGATAACGACGCCAAACCCAGTGATACTCGATGTCTGGATTTACCAAGATCATCATGTAACTGGGCGGTTGCGGACGATTCATTGCGTCGCGCGGAAAATCATCTGTGAGAATTTCTGGCGGAACTTTTGCTTGATCCCAACGACCAATACGCGCGTCCAGTGTTAAGTAAACGCTCTCCTCAATTTCCTCGGCCTGGTCAATCAAAACGGAATTGATTTCTAAGCCGCGCAAAGAGTTTTCGCTCACTTCGTCTAAGTGCATCCAGAGAATTTCTGAGCCGTTCTTAAACACTGTGATGCCATCAATTTCTGAATGGCGCTCGATAAACTCAGACTTCTTACCATCCGGAAGCAACTTAAAAAACGTTGCCATTGTTGTGGACTTGAGCGACTTGTAAGTCTTGCGAGCGATTACAGTCCGGTAGCCTGGAAACGTCAGAGAAAGTAATAAAAGTTTCTGACAGCCTGTGTAGGATTTTCCATTACCATAACCGCCCGAAAAGCACGAATTGCGCTTAGTGAAATTAAAGAACGTCTCTTGGGCTTCATTTCTAAACGCAATTGTAAGCATGAACTTGACCTAGGTGATTGTTACTTGTCTACGCTCGCTGCGCTCGCTCCGAAACTAACGCAACTAGTGAGACTAATTGACTCGACTGTTAGCTGCATCGCGCGCTAGAATTAACCCAACGCCCGCAACTATTGTGGCTAGGTCGCTTGGGTTTTGCAATACAGACTCGACAGGCTTATTTAAAAAGACTGAGATGATCGCGATTACGCCCGCGAGTGATGTGCGCCAGTTAAATCTTTTCATGAACCTTGCTCCTCTTTGGCTTTTATAATGTCCTCTAGACTAACTGCTAGTGGACCTACGTGAATAAAACGAAGCCTAAAGACTTCGCAATACTTCTTACCTAGTGCAATGGCCTCATCTAAGCTATACGCGTAGAAGTTAACGGTCTGCACAGTTTGCTTATTATACCTAAGCAAATAGATCTCTTTGACTTTGTCGATTGGCATATCTGGTTTCATTGTGTTCGCCTTGGATTAAAAATAGCCCCAACATTAACACGCTCAGAGCTGACTACAACTTGCAGTGTTTGTTGAGGAGCGTTGCTGTGAAACTGCGCTCCATGCAATTCCATTACTTTGAGAGCCGCAGCCAACCTTATGTTGTCTTTGGCATTGTTCATTACGTCAACTATTGTAATTGCGGCGGCTTTGGTTGTTCCACCTGCGCGTACTAATTGCCTGCGAACCTTAGTGCTAATTGAGTCGGAAAATTCGCGCTCCTCAACCATGCTCGTTGCTTCGCGCGCAATTATGGGTTCTAAATCTGAAAGATCTCTAACGACTTCAAGTTCAGAATCTTGTGAAGAAAGGATTGGCATGATATCACCGCGCTAAAGCCTTGAACAAAGGCGAATTAGCAACACGCACGCGAGCTTCTTCCTCATTTCGGAATGCTGGCTCGCGATGCTTCAAAGTCTGCAAGCCTGCGATCAAAGTATTTAAGTTCGGCTGGGATAGTGTTAAGGATTCGCTCATTTTGGGCCCCTCGATCGCGTAATTCTTTGACATCTTGCTTTAATTCCTGAATGTGACTCGTGGCGACTTGCAACTGCGCGTTGACTACTGAAAAAGCCCCGACCACTGTTGCAATCGTGGTGACTATTTGAATCCAAACTGCAAATGGGACCCCAGCAATTTTAAGTTCGTTAGTTGTGCCCATCGGTTAAGTATGCTAGGCCAGAATCTCAGTCCCCCTTAGGCTATCACACCTCGCCCCGGATTGCAAGGCGCGATTTCTTATTATTTTCAACAGCTTACGAAAAAGTTTTCCAAGGATGGACCCCCGGTGTCTCTTGCTGGGTACTAAACTATATTTTATTTTGTATTATTTGCAGTAATTATACTTTGCATTCTATTCTGCATTCATGTGCGGATTAGCTATAGGTACAATTAGAAGCAGGCGGCACGTCGATTTGGGGCAGACCGGTCTCCGAACAGTTCGTGAACGCAAACGAACTGTTACGTAACGTGAACAAAAAGCGAAGATGATAATGATAACTCATTAGCTTATAGCCTATTGATAATGATAACTCATTAGCTTTAACGGATCAATAACGATATATCATTATCATTAAGCCTCGCGCGCGCGTACGTGTAGTGATGGTGCGAAAAAAAAAACTGCGAATGATGAAACCTTTTAGCACCGCGCGGAGTCTATACCTTTGACGGCATTGATTGCCGCATAGGACACCGATCACATGACACACAATCAACATCTCAAAACATA